ATCGATTACTAAATCATCATACTTGGGGTCATCGAAAAACGAACCAACACCTTTCGCTCTTTCCTTTTTTCGATATTCACGATTAACAACTAACCCATCAGGTTCACCCCATTCAAGTGCCATAGTAATAAAATCTTCAATACTCCACTCGTCACCATATTCATCAACCACCCTACCTGAACGAATGAAAGACAATAGTTCTTCTTTATTAGAATAATATTTGTCCTTATGAAAATTCCAACAGAACTTCCAACCACCGCTTCGTTTACCTAAATGAATATTAGTTCCATCAATGAAGATACCCCACGGACTTTCTCTACCCCATTGATTATCAATAGGTTCATCAAACCCACACTCAATGTTACTTGGTGATAAATCTAAGTTGGCAATACGTTCTAGTAATTTGAATTTTCTTTCATCCATCTCGGATGCTTGGGGTATGCGGTAGTAATTTGTTCCCATAATGTTAGTAAGTTTGTACAAATGTATATATTTTTTCTGATATCACAAAATATATCACAAAAAAATCCCCAAATTTCTTTGGGGATTAACTGAAACACGACTCGTGTCAGTCCGAGGATACTATCCAGGGAGAGGTTTTATTTTTTTATTTCTTTTAAGATATCTAAAGAAATGTTAACAACTGTTTCGTTAATTTTCTCAACATCAGATCTTCTAACGTTTGCATATTTTAATGCTGTTTTAGGTGAGATACCTTCTATCTTCGTTTTAAAATCACTGATAGCTTCTCTTAATCCTTGAGATACCGCAAAAACTGACATAATTGATTTGTCACCTGTAAATTCAATATCTTCTAATGGAACCATTTTTTCTACTTTAATTACACCATCATCCAAATACCCACCATCTTGTAGAGTTAGTGGTTGCATTTTACCATTTGGGATTCTATATTCGTCTGGTCTTTTTCTACCAAACTTGTTTTTCATACTAATAGTCCAAATAAATTGGTCGTTTTGTTTAACACCCGTAATTTCAAAATCCATTTTCATTGAAACATCTAAGTTCAATTCTGAATAACCACTTTTATCTAATTGGAATACATCAGTTTTACCTAAGTATCTTTTGTCGCTCTTTTTAGTTTCTTCCCATTTACTATATTTTTGATTGAATTGTCTTGCCAAATATGATGTATTGTTCTGTTCAGTGTCTCTACCACCAATTCTAGCAACAACCGACTTTAAGAATGATTGAGCATTTTCATATGTGTTGAAACTATGAACTCTATATTTTATTTCGTCATTATCCCAAACATCGTTATGTGTATCTTCAAATTTAAGGTCGTTAACTATGATTGCTGGAATACTTCTTTTAGAAAGTATCTCATTAAATTGTTTACCTTTATCTGATTCAAGACCTAACTCATCTCTAAGGATAGGATTGAATAGTCTTCTAATATTTTCTTGTACGTCGTAATTTTCTCCACTTGCTTGGTAAGGTCTACGTTCGATATTGTTATCATCACCTTCGTCATCTGGTAAATTACTATAGACTCTTTTAGTGTTTCTATGTGGATTGTATTTTGGACAAGTGTCACTTGACCACTTAACTCCACCATATTGTTGTTTTAGTTTTTCAACTAAATCTGGATGACTATTAACAAACTCTTGAATATCACAAGTAAATATCACATTTACTCTACCACCTTGAGGGTTGTTAGGGTCGATTAACATATCGTGACCAATAAGATTACCTTCGTCATCTTTAATTGGTCTACTAATAGCATCTGCTTTATCCCATATACGTCCCATTTCATCTATTTCGGTTGAACTTTCTGAAATGATAGACATTAATTTTTCTTTCGATATTTCCATTACTACGTGTATTTTTATATAAATATCACAGAATCACACTTATTGTGTTTTGTGTGATAATATTATGCCATTGTAGATGAAGATGATATCATATTAGCAACTTTGGCAACTTTGGGTCCACCTTGAGCAATTAGACTGTTACCACTATTTGATCTTCTATCTATTACAATTTGTAATAACGACTTAGGGTCTTTATTACCAGATGCAACCGCTTCGTTAATTGTTCTTGCAAATTTTTGGAACCATCCCTCACCATTCCAAGTTGCGTATCCAAAATTAAACGTTAAAGCTGCATCTTTTGATATAATATCTGCAGCTTCAGGTGACAAATGTGATTTACTAAATTTAATAAAGAATGGTTTCATAATGTCACCAGCCAATTTTCTTAATTTTCTATCCAACGACGGATTATCTTTCAACATATAACCGTGTTTCCATTTACTTCTAGCATCTTCGGCATCAATTAAAGCCCAAAATTCCTGACCCGCAGGTCCAGTGGCTTCAGTACCTCCCGCCTTTCTATCCATACCAAACATTGTTTCACCAGATGCACCAAATCTACCATCTTTTACTCTACCATCTTGTAACATATCTGGGTGATAATATCCACCCTCTAAATTATCTATGATAAGATTAACTATACCCTCCCAATCGTTAACTGTGACGTTACCACCACTACCGTTAGCTTTATTGATATATGATGAAAGTTCTTCTGATTTAACACCTCTTTCTTTAAGAAGTTCGATTAATTTATTTAACATTGCAGGAGTCGCTACTTTCAAATCTGTACTACCCGCACCAGCCTTACCTCCAGTTGCATTTGTTAATCCAGAAGCTAAATCACTTAAATTACCTGAAGATACACCTACGTGAACGTGAGATGGAATACCATCTATTTGCATTATCTTACCAATAAGGTCACCTTCTTTAACTGAATCACCAACACTTACCGATGAGTCTATATGTGTATAGAAAATATCTGGTTTACCGTCGTTACTTTTTACAGACACTTGGTCTCCGTATATTTTTTTAACTCCACTTTTAATTAATCCACCACTTGCCTTTCTAACTTTATTTACAACACCACTAGTGATTGAGTAAACCTCAGTTCCAACTGGACCTGTAACATCCCAAGCGTTTCCACTTTGCCAATCAGATGCACTATGTGTACCTTGACCAGGTTTACCTATTAATCCACCACCTTGTGAAACCAACTTAGACGCCTCATTGATTGATGTTTTACCATCATTTAATTTCTCTTGTGTGAATTTAGCAACCGCAGCACCAGTCTCAGGACCAAAAAGACCATCAACACCATACCTTGGTAATTCATAACCTAATAAAATTAAACCTATTTGCATAGACTCAACTTCTTTTTGAAATTGATATGAACCTTTTTCTTGTTGGGTTATCCCGTTACCGCTTGCGGCAGTTTCAAGAGTTTTATAAAACGCCTCAACGTCGGGAGTAATAGCGTCAGCCTTCTTATCGTCGTGTTTATTGGTCTTAATACCCAAACCACCCATAATTTTATCCCAAAGTTCCCCCTCATTAACTACTTTTTTACCATAGTTAAGTCGGTGCATTCTTTCTAACTGTTCTATTAAATTCTTCTTCATATTAATATAAATATCACAATTTTAGTTCAATTATAGGATATGATCCTCTTCATCCTCATCAAATTTACCAAAGAGGTCATCACCCTTATAATCTGGGTGATTTTTACTCATATAATCTATTCCTCTAACCCAACTCCAAGAGATTAATGCGACAACTATAAACATTAACGCGAAAACTGGTATGTATTCCATATTATTTATTCTTTTTATTATGTGATTTAGGTCTTCCGTTTTCATCTAACAGAACGAAAACTATCTTATCAATTCTAACAATCGATTCTTTTGTATTTTTGTTTCTAACATCACAACATATCGTTACTGACGTTGTCCCGAATTTAACCAAGTCCATACCAAATTCAATTATGTCACCAACCTTTGCGGTGGTTACAAAATCAATCTCAGACATCGCTTTGGTTACGATATTAGAACTACTCAACTGACAAATGGCAAAGATTGCCGCCTCCTCATCAATCCACTTTAATAATTGACCACCAAATAACGTACCTCTTGGGTTTAAATCACCTGGCTTAATCAACTTTCTAGTCCTATATATCATTTTCTTTTTTGTTTTTCTCTGTACTCTCTATGTTTTTCTGACCAATTAGGGTCTCTATAATCAATTACGTAATCACAATAATCATAGTCGTTAACTATTTCTCTTGGTTGTGGTAAGTCTGTTTCATCCTCATCCGTTTTAATTATCTGTCTAACCTTACCATTAATAACTCTACGAACAATCCTCCAATACAATGAAGACTTCTTTTCATTTCTAGGTCTATCTTTAACAATAGGTTTACGACGGCTTCTGCTCATCAGTTAAGAATTTTATGATCTTTTCTTTTATTCCACTTTGTTTAATGCCCTCAATACTCTTCGGGGTTAAAACAAAATTATCCAATCCCCAAACTTCTTTCCATTCTTCTCCTTTACCCATATCCAAATCATCTACTGCAACCCATTCTGTGACCTCTGGGTGGTCTCTAAGGTATTGATGTATCTCCAAGGACCTTGACTGTTCTAAGTCCCACTGACGAGACCATATGAAGTTTTCAGGGACATCACATTCACCTAAGTTTTTAGTAAATGCTATTGGTTTCTTTTTGAGTCCCTGTGACTCATAATATTCACCCATCTCCTCAACAGTGGCCCATCTTTTCCAATCAGATGAGACAACAATTTCAGCATTAGTTTCTTCCAGTATTTCATTTAGGGTATCGATTGCTTTCTTATTAAAATTATCAAAACGAGCGTCCAACTCAAGTGACATAACTGATTGACTTAACTTACGTCCAACCTTTTTTTGTTTCTTAAATCTACCTCCCCATTCTGTTGACAAACAAATAACCCCATCGTGATCTAAAAATATTACCTTCATTTCTTCCTTTTTATGTTGTAAATATAAATAATATTTTCGAATATCACAAATTAACTATGAATTTTCTTCAATATAATCGTGTTGTGGAGACCAAACTCCTTCAGAAGTTACTTTTGGATTCTCATTTCTATCAATCATAACCCATTCAGCTTTAACTAAACCCCAAGGTTTGAAATGTTCTAATACGTCCTCAAGTGAGAAACATTTACAACTGTAGATATCAAACTGAGCCATTGGTAATTCGTAATGATCCCAAATGTGAATTGATGCGTGTGATGTTGCCAAAGTAACCGTACCTGTTAAACCTTCATTACCTGGGTAATCAACGTAAACACTCGTAGGTCCACCTACAACTTCCATTTTAACTTTATGAACTAACTGGATAAACCATTCATTTAAATCACTAACTCTGTTCGGAGGATTAGTGAGCCAAACCTTCATCAAAAGGTGTTGGTGATAAGGAACAAATTCTTCTTGCATATATGTTTTTTTCTATTACATATATATCTTTGAATTTGTATTTTTCTAAGATTATTTAAACTTTCTTATTCTTATAAAACCACATTATATGGGTTGTTAATATCGCTACGTTTACAAACATAGTTGGGTTATTCATAATCAGATATCCATACCAAATCCATAGAATGCAGGCTAGTGAATTTACCACCCTCAATTTAAACATCGATTTAAACGTCATCGACATTAACACAACCACTGACGCAACCCAACCTAATACCTCAACCATTACTATATTTTTTAAAGTTCTTAACGAACCCAGTTTCATACTTCTTTAATTCCTTTGTGTCTAATCCGTTATATAATCCCGTTGACATAAACGCCTGAATCTCATCATCGATAATTTTCTTATCATTAACATAACCCATTTTCATAAGTTTCTTTTTTAACTTATCGTAATGAGTTGGTTTAATTCCTTTTATAAGTTTATTAACGTCTCTCTTGTAATCTTTGTTGGTGAAATATAGACCGTGAGCAATCTCGTGATCTAAAGTTTTTAAGTCTTTGCTACTCGCACCAATCAAATACCAATCGGTTCGTCTACCATCATTCTTTTCCGATGAATCTTTTGCACAATACCAATAGATGTCGTTCATAATCGAATCGTACTCAGTGTCTTTACAAAACTGATGATGAGCAACTTGTAAAATGTTACAGGGAATATTATAACCAGACCAATCTTCTGGATATGTAAATGTTTTCTTTTTCCAAGCATCTTTATAGAATCTCATATACTCCATCCAAGTAAAATATTTGTTCCTGAATATTTTATATGGTGACTCGTAGAATTCTTGGTATCGACAGAACAACATCGCTCTATCATAATTGTCGTCAACCAACACACAGTAAATGTTTGGTTTAATTTCTTTTACAACCCCCTGAACTAACGGATGATTGATTTTCATAAATTAAATTTTATTTATTTTAAATAACTCTTCGGTTAAATCAATATATGGTTGTGTTTCGGGATTATAATAGCCAACCATTTTGTCTATTTTTTCCTTATTGTCGTATGTTGTAGTTTTATTATGTTGTTCAACTCCCCAAATTGGTTCTGGTAATTCTCTAACATTAAACATAACCACTCGTTCTGGTGTTGCGCAAACATAAAAAACATCTTTGTCAGGTGATATAATCATATCGTCCCATTTTTTCTTTTCAACTAAGAAAGTATCATAATCTTTCTTTCTTCCTTTAGTTTCAATTCCACATTTTTCTAAAATACTACGCAAATCGATAGGAGAATATTTGTTATGTATATTTAAATCTATCAAATCAGGATACAATTTTTTCAATTCAAAATAAATACTTGTTTCATCCTGACAAATGTAAGTTAGATATCTTTCTCTTCTTTTACTTAAAAGTAGTGGTATACAATTAATAATTGTATCTAAACAATTTTTATGTTCTTGTTCTTTTTCTAATTGTTCCGCTATCCGTTTTTCAATTTCTTCTACTGACAACTCTTCAATATCTCTCGACATAAATCTTCTGGTATTTTACTTCTTTCATAAGCGTTAGATCTACCTTGTGTTCCTGTTTTAGAACCTCTAGGTGCTGCAACGTGACAAGGTGAACCATTCTTACACATTGGTCTTGGAACCCATACATCACTATTAGTCCATATGTCGGTTGGTTTCATTCTTTCATCACCATACTGACAATATGTAACAGTGTTTCGTTTGAACTTATCCATAAATGGCATCTTACGAAGAACTCCTCTTGGGTTTTCAATGAACCAATATGTTGGATTGAAATGTTCAATCACTTCGATAGTTTTCTTAACTAATTCAATACCAAGTCGTGCGGTATCTGTCTTAGGAATGTACGCACCCTTACCTCCAGTCCAATGGTGACCTAAAGCGGCAACACTGAATCCTGTACAAGGTGGTGATGCCCAAATTACATCAGGTTGAAATGGAACTTTGGTTACATCAAAGTCTAAGATACTAACGGCATAATGTATTCCGTCAAATGGTGTTAGGTCGGATGAAAATACTTCCATACCTAACTCTTCGGCAATCTTTCCAACGGAACGACTACCCGCAAATAATTCTAATACTTTCATTAAACTAAATGCTTAAATTTATCAGCAACGTTATTGATATAATTTTCCTCATCTAAAGATAATAGATGTCTACATTTTTTTAAATGGTCAAGACTATCCCAAAAAGATTCATCGTTAACATTTGGTCTACGAACACCGTAATTAGATGCTTTAATATCTTTTTGGTCTTCACTAATGAACCCACACTCAACTAAGTAATCAATTAGTTCTTGTCTTTCTCTAGATGAACAAGCATCAACAAATTCACTTGGATTAACGTCGATGTCGTCTGGTGTAAAATCTGGCATAATAATTTTATTTAAATGTTTAAATAAAATATAAGAAAAAAAATTGGAAATAAAAAATTATAGAGAAAAAGATTCTCCACATCCACAGGTGCGGGATGCATTAGGATTGGACCAACTAAATCCTTTACCGTTTAAACCAGATGAGTATTGTAGCTCGGTACCATATAGATAAAGAACTGATTTCTTATCTACCACTAATTTAACTCCACCGCCCGCCTCGAACACGTCGTCCGATTCGTGTATGTTGTCATCAAAGTCCATTGTATATGAAAGACCTGAACATCCTCCACCCTTTACCCCAACACGAAGATGGTGAGTGTCTGGATTTATACCATCACCCACCATAAGTTCTATCACGTGTTCTAATGCTAACTCACTTATTGTAATCACTTTAAACCAGTCTTATTTAATAAAGAATCGGTTGTTTTAATATCAACCTTTATTTCTTTTATCACTTGGGTTTCCTTTCGTAATTTTGCAAGTTCTCGTTGTTGAAAGAAACATATTAATAGTAATGCGATTGCACTTCCCTTAGTTATGTTGTCTTGATTTTTCTTGAAGAATTCTATCATAGTTTTAATTAATTAATATATCCATACCATTTTTCTTTCGGTAATCGTTTATCGCTTCTTTGATAGCATCTTCCGCTAATACCGAACAATGTATCTTAACTGGAGGTAATGATAGTTCCTCCACCAATTCCATATTATCCATTTTAATTGCATCATCTATTGACATTCCTTTCAACCATTCGGTTGCTAAAGAGGATGCTGCGATTGCCGATCCACATCCGAAGGTTTTGAACTTAGCGTCGGTTATGATGTTATCGTTAACTTCAATTTGTAATCTCATTACATCACCACATTCTGGTGCACCCACTAATCCCGTACCTACATTAGATTTACTTTTATCCAAAGTACCTACGTTTCGTGGGTTATTGAAATGATCTATTACCTTATCTCCGTATGCCATAGTATTTGTTTATATGATAAATATCAGTCAATCAGTTCATCTGTTATAATGTTATGATCATTTAAGATTTCGTGTATCTTTTCATATACCAATTCCAAAGCATCATACTTGTCAATTTCTTTACCTTCCATTGACCATTCTAAACCTTTTTTAGTGTTATGTACAATATCCCATAACGCCATCGCCATATCTAAAGATTTAATTGCTCTTTTATGTGCCATAACATCGTCAGGATCACTTAAGTTGTACTCTATTGTCGCTTTCGCCATAAGTCACTGAGTTTTTTACCTGGTTTAATTATTCTACCGTTTTCATCCATCATAGGTGCTCGGTATATTTCAAATGCCATCCATAAACCTACTAAAACTAATAAAATTCCAAACTTCATCATATTGATTTATTTTAATGATTCAACATATTTTGATTTCCAAAATTGCCACCATTTACGTTTGACAATTGGTTTACATTCTGAGAATGGATTATCTCCAAATGCTACCTTATTTAAATACTTGGAAGATATTACATTGAAAAATATTTCGTGGTACTTTTTATCTACCGTGGAAAAATCGGCAATAACTTCAACGTTTAATGTTACAGGACCATCTTCAGTATATACTATAAAATGTTCTTGTAATTTAACTAAACTACTTGTTTGTAAATTTATATAATTTCCATTTCCAATGTGAAAATCGGTTCCCATATTACTCTGTTTGTGTTGTTAATATTAGTTCAAATTCGTTAGCACCTTTTTTGTTTTGTTCTTTGAACATTTCAAGTGCAATCTCATAACGACTAACCTCAGTAAATCTAATAAATAATTCATCTCGTAAACTATCTCGTTCATTAATGATTTGTACCTTTTCAATATCACCACCAGGAATATAACCATTGTCTGTTTGACACTTAACTAATTCTTCTTTTGTTTTTCTCAACTCTTCTAATTTATTAAAATAGTTAACCAATAAACCTGTAAAAGATAATGTAGCAACTACCACATAAAATCTAAGCTGTGTTAAAATTTTCATTTGTCTAATTTTTTAATGTCTGTTAATATTTTCTCCACCTCTTGTTCAGATAGATAACCAAGTACATCGTCTGTAATTGGTGTGTCGTAAGTTATCTGACCATCTTTACCAAAGACAGCTAATTCATATAACCCTTTAGATCCTCCATATGTATGTTCACCTTGAACAATACTAGCCCCGTAACCATTTGAAAATTGTACTATACATTGTTTTCCTATCCCCATTGGGTGTATTTGGAAATTCAACTCCTCGAACACTATCGTGTCTAAGTTGTTCGTTGGTCTTGTTTTTACGTTCATCTTTTTGTTTTTTTACAAATGATTGTATTAAATAATAATTCATATTAAAATATTTCTTCCGCAATTCCTAATACCTCAGCAACACCTAAAAATATTGCCGTGTTTCCGAATTGCTCGTTAAATAAAAAAAGACACGCCACAATTCGTAAAATTGATTTTACAATACTAATCCAAAAATGGCTGTTTGTTTTTGATTCTTTCTCTTGCATAACTTTAATATACTATTTTTTCTTGAGATTTCAAAATATCATCAACAATTTGTATCCTTTGACCAATCCATCTCATTACATTTACTGTCATTGAGTTACCAATAATACCTTTAACATTTGAATATGATGGTTTTTTACCGTCAATTTCAAAGTCAAGATAATCATCAGGGAACCCCTGAAGTCTAAGTAATTCTTTCTCGGTAAATTCTCGGATACCTCCCTCATCAACCCAATAGTTTGATGTTGAATCCTTACCAAACCCATCGGTTAATGTTTGAGAATATGATTTAGTTATCGTACCTGCGATTCTAATTTGTCCGAGAAGACTTTTGGTACGGTCATCCCTCTCTTTAAGAGTCTCTTTTTTAAATTTCTTAAAACATCCTTCGTCAAATAATATTGCCGCAGGGACTCTCCAGTCGGTTCCACGATATCCAACAATGTAGACTCTTTTGCGTCGTTGGGGTACTCCAAAATATTGGGAGTCGAAAACCCTATAAGCGATTGACCGTTTGGTACCTTGAACAATACCTCCCCCTCTGTTGATGTTGTCCGGTCTAAAATCGACACCTGTGAAAGAGGAGATGATGTCACACAACCCTTCTTTGTGTTCTTTATCAAAAACACCGTCGACGTTTTCCCATACGTTGTACTTGGGAGATTTTGACTCAAGAATTCCTCCATATTTAATGGCGAGTTGAGCACGTAAGTCATCCATTCCTTTTCTGAGTCCTGAATTTGACCAAGCTTGGCACGGTGTGCCTCCGACGAACACGTCGAAATCTGTTTTTTTGAATTTTTCATCGTCTAGTAAGTTTAACATATTTGTATAAAAAGGAACATCAGGGTAATGATGTTTAAGGACTTTCTGTGGGAAACTTGCAAAGTCACATAGACCCGCACATTCCCAACCAAGTGGCTCCCAAGCGACAGTCGCCGCCTCCATACCACTACATACTGAAAAATACTTCATACGTTTGTAAGTTTAAATTGTTTCGATACAAATGTAATAATAATTTCGGAAATACGAAAAAAAATTAAAATATTTTTCGGAATATGATATAACTAATTGATTATTAGTTACTTAAAAAGTCATATTTTTCTTTTTTCCACTCTATATGTGGGTGTGATTTAAATCTATTAGTTAAGGTTTCAACTGCAGAATCAAATATATCAATTACTGGTGTGTTCGCCTTACCATATTGTTGAACTAGATTACCTTTTCTATATTGTAAGTTGATTCTTTTTCTTTTGTAAGTTAATGCAACATAAACATAAAGATTACCATTGGTAAATTGTTTACTCATACAATTCTTCATAGTATATCCCTCCAACCTAAAATCTTCTTCCGTTAATAAAATCTTTGGTTTGTATACCTCACCATCAATATCAATCTCTGTTTCAATAATATTAACAAAGTCCTCTGGGAATTCATATCTTAATTTATATCCACGAGCAAGGTGTAATTTAATTCCAGACCAGGACTCCAACATATTTTCAAACTCGTGATCGTCTTTTGCTTTGAACTTTAATTCTATATCTCTCTCCTCTAATAATTCCCTGATTGAAAATAACTTATTAAGATTGTATATTAAAGAATCAGATCTCAATGTTTCTTTCTCCCAACCATTAATAAGTCTAACCATTGATTTCTTTTCCACATCATTCTTTAGTTGATGTATTTTTTTGTTTGGTGGTAAATCATAGCAATGTTGTTCCCAAACAAATTGTTTCAAATATTCTAGATAGTTGTCACCAAATAATTTACAAATATAATTTAATGAACTAATGTGAATTGGTTTATCACACTTTGTATTTAATTGACTAACTAGATACTTTGATTTAATTCCATATGAATCAAGGACTGACGGTAGGAACTTATTATCGTTCTTAACTAACCACTTCTTCTTTGGGTATTCATACTTAATGTCTTCATACACTCCGTCGTGTGATTTAATATCTTTAACATCTAAATGATAATCAACTAACATATCATAAAGTGGATTAACAACACTTTTATGTTCGTAGTTTTTAGATTTAATGAAATCACTTTTAAAATTAGGTTCTATTTTCCTATAAATGATATCGTTGATTGATTCAATTGCTCTATCATACTTGACACCCCAAAATTTTAATCTCTTCTCACCTCTATAATAACCATTCTCACTTAACTCGGAAAGTAATTTAAATGAATTCTTTTTAGTAAGGTATGAAGACTTGAATTGTTTCTCATCTGTTAAGTTATTATTGTTAAGTCTATAACCAACAACGATATCTCCAGTTGTAATGTTTAAATTAAATGTATGAGTAAATGTGATTTGTTTTTTGGTTCCCCACCTTTGATAATCAAAATCAAACGTGCCAACAAATTCAATGTTGTTATCGTCAGAATACAATTTCAAATCACATAGTGAAACTGATCCACTTTTACTATCTACCTTTTTCTGATTGTGTATTAATAATAAATCCATCTACATAAAATATAGATGGATTTATTTAGTTTGTGTAGTTAAAACTCTTCGAAGGGTAGTCTGATACCGTTGAATATATCTGTAACCCTTACTGGTAGTAACTCTTGGGTGATTTCAATACCGTTTATTTTAACTGGAACTTTCTTCTTTTCTTTCCAATTAAGGGTTCCCCATCTTGAACATTGTTCTATTTTTTGAGATAACAGTAAAAGACCGTCTTCAAATGTTGATGGTGGTGAGGCGTTACAGAACGACCTTTGTTGAATACATTTACCTGATTGGATATCAAATTCACACGTTACCCTATCCATACCACTTTGATTTCTTAACGATATTATTATGGATTTATCTTTATCAGAATAGGTTGCAACACAGTGATGCATAAACGCACCTTCTTCAATATAATCTTCTTCCCTTCTAAGAACGTAAGGGTATAGTGTGTGTAATGATTCGTCATTTTCCAAACACTCTAAAGGTTTTTGTAAATCTTCTAAAACTTTATCTTCGTATTGATATTCAATGACCCAACCTTTTTTGATTGCTCCCATCATTTTGGTTAACTCTCTATGTTCGACGTGAAATTCGTCCATAGTTCTAGACTTCAAATAAATTGATGGGTCATATTCTCTCACCCTATCAATCATTCTTATGTGGTCATCAACCAACTGAATAAATCTTTCCGAAAGAGCACTATTAGAATCCATATAATTAAACGAGTTAACTATCTTTATAAGGTTTTCTTTTTCAATATCCTTTAAACCATATACCTTATTCATTTCCCTTAACATCACCGCTTTGGTTCCAACATCATTATAATCTCTAATTCCAAATTTACGAGTCGACTTTTCAAATATCATTGGGTTTACATTTCCAATGTACTTTGCATAATCACTATCAAAGTAATGAATGAACTTACATAAACCATAAATGTCAATGTTAGGATATTCGTGTAAAATTTTAATAGTTGCTTTAGTTTTAATACCTAACATATCCAAAACGGATGCCACTAATTTCCTATCATTCTTTTTTAAGAACTTCTCTGTGGGATATAACTTAGTTAGGAGGTAATCATAATGACTGTTTGGTACTTTAATCTTTTTATTTTTAATGAATGCAGTCATTACATCATTAATGAAACTTTCTTGATTTGATGAGTATGAAATGCAACCTAAATCAAGACCTAAAGATTCCTGGATTTTTCTTGTAAATAAAGTATCATCAAAACTATTTTGATAGTCGTTATATAATCTTGAGTAATCACCTATCCCCTTTGTTTTAA